CTGAGGTGCGTAAGAAGGTTGATTCCCAAAAAGCCGTGCGAGTAGTTCGTCCATATTTACCTCACAGCAGAGAAATGATCGGATTGCGCTTTCTCTTCTGCTCTAAGAGTGAAGCAGGCTGCATCATGTTCACAGGTCGCCCTGGACGCATTTGCATCCCAACGGTTGTCTGCTGACGAGGCTGCATTGCCCCCATCATTCGAGCCGCTTGAAGTCCTTGCATCATTGTCAAACCAGTCGCGGCCTTGCCGACACCAGGAGCGATCACAGCAGGGTTTACCCCAGGCATCAGGCTGCCTCCAGCCAATTCGTAAGGCCCAGGAGGAGGAAGCCCGGCCATCGCTTGAGTCGCGTAACCTCTCATCCCCTCAGCGGCGGCTTGTTCAATTCCCCCGGTAAGGAAGGGACTCGCGGTGTTTGCGGCAGTCGCAGCAGTTTGTGCCGCCTGCATTGCAGTTGCAGCCTCAGCAGCCGCAGCCGTTGCCGCAGCAGCCTCAGCCGCCGCCGCAGTAGCAGCAGCCGCCTCAGTAGCACCGATAGCAGCCGCAGCCTCAGCCGCGATGATTGGCTCTGCTCCGCTCATCCCAGTAGCCCTCCAAGGAGTGCCCCGGCAGCAGTACCCGTAGCACCACCGCCAAGAGCCTGACCAAGAATCGCTCCACCCGCTGCACCAGCTAGGGGATTACGATAGGTCGGACTGACCTGAATCCCGCCCATCGGTGAGCCATAAGCCGCCGACAGGAACTGCTGAAGTTTCGCAGACGGAAGGTTCTGAAGGAAGTTGAATCGCTGAATATCAGCCTCAAGAGCAGCCTGTTGATACTGCTCGGCAGCCTGACCCGTCTGTAGCAGCTTGTTGATGTCTTGATATTCAGCCTCGGCCAGCGCGGGAGCCAACTGAGCCGCACCCATTTGACGGGCCAAGTCCTGAGCGGCAAGAGTCCCAACCCCACCAGCGGCGGCGAGTTGGTTCTGGAAGGCTTGTTGAGCCTCTTGACTCAGCGCGCCAGCACCAGCCAACCGAGTAGACAGAGCCTGCTGACCCAATCCCGCGAGTTGCTGACGGGCCTGCTCCTGGAGGCCTCGCTCCATCCCATAACCTTGGTATGCCAACTGTCCAGCCGTACCAGTCAGAGCCTGGGCAAACTGAGCCGCAGCGCGATCCTGAAGCTCCTGGGCGGCACCAGAACCGTACCGACCAGCCCTCGAAGCGGTGGACTGAACCTGACGGATCGTGTCCATGTACTGCTGTTGAGCGCGTTGGGCGGCAGGATCAAATGCCTGCTGGAAGAACGGGTTTAGCCCCAAGAACTGCCCTTCGGCCACCGCTTGAGTTCCCTGCATTGCAGGATTCTCAAACTGCCCAGCCCGCAGAGACTCGTAGAAACCCAAAGAAGGATCACGAGATGCGGTGTTATAGAGCTGCTGATAAGCCCCTGTCGCGGGGTTTTGAGCCTGCATCAGAGCCGAAACCGTACCCTGAGCCTGACTCGTCAGAGGACTTCCTGCAAGGGCGCGATTCTGAGCAGCCGCGAGTGCAGCTTGCGTCTGTTGGCTCGGGCCAATGTAGGTCTGTCCGGGATAATACTGAGGCGTGGGAGTGGCATAAAGCCGCTGCGCCTCGCTCAAGCCATAGGTAACGTATGGCGCGATATTAGGGTCGAGTTCAGTCCTCGTTACTGTATTTCCACCGCCACCCATTTAGACCTCCAGCGCCCACGAACGGGGCTTAAAACCTAGTTGTTTGGCTTTTCTGGCCCAACCAGGTCGCCAAGATTCGAATGTGATGCGTTGAGCATCACCTTGTTGAACGATGTTCATGAGATGTTGCCAGCCTGCATCGAAGTACCCGACTTCGGAAAGGTACGCGCACCAAACATGGAGCGCGTTTTTTCGGGGCTGGAGAACCATGAACCCGACTGGCCTTGCATCGACCAGGCCGACCCAGAGCATAGATTTCCCGTTAAAACAGTCTGTGTAGACATCCTCGGGTATCCAATGTTCCGGGGTCTTGTGGAGAATCATCTCCAGCCCTGGTCTGACGAATCGCCACCATTGTCGCAGATCGTTGGGGGAAATCAATCGTGCTTCCATCATCCCACCAAAATGTAAGCAAAAGTCTTATCGGCTGTGGAATTAGCGTAATGGCTGATAGTTGCCGATCCCTGAGTCTGCGATGAAACGTACACATTTGCAATGCTCGCCATTGACACACATTGAGCCGTCACGATTGCACTCGGAGTCGCGGGACGGGTTGGGCTTGTCTGAGCCGGGAGTTGTTCAATCGTCACCAATGTCGAGGTGGTCGACCACATGATCTCCATGTAGTCATTCGCCGCCAGCTCAATAAAGTAATTCAGAGCCGCAATCAGATGCCCGTCAGTCCCACCGTGGGAGTTTGGTACAGAGAACTTACTATTGCTCCCCGCAACATCGGTTCCGTTCTTCCTGAACCAAATATCCACATCTTGAATCTGGGTGTCGTCGTTGGCAAGCTGAATCGAAAACTGGAGGTTATATGTCCCAGGGTTCTTGAAGTTGATCCGAGAACTGTTGGAGATCGTGATCCCGTTTGTGTAATCAGTCGTGTTTAGAGTGACGGCATAGGCCGCTGTGGTTGAGGCAGCAGCCTGATCGGTTGTGTCCTGAAACGCTCCGAAAGGCAGTTGATCGGCATAAGCCGCAGCCGAGAACGGGAGAAGAATGATCTTCGTGTCTGTACTGATCCGCTCGTCGTAAAGAGTCGTGGTCAATGCCCCACCCGTGGCGAGAGTGACAGTCCCCGTATTGTTGGACTTGCCATTCATCAACCCATTGACTACCTCGGAAATGCCTCGAGGATCAGCGCCAAACGGGGGGAGAACACGAAACATCATCGACGGCCCCTCCCGACGATGTTCACATCAACCCCGGCCATCGTTGTCCAGTTGCCAGTAGGAACAACCTTCACGCGATGGTACTTGCCGGAGCTTCTCAGAGAGACTCTATTCTCATCACTCGCAGCCACCGCCGTCGAGTAGATGATGTCGTCGTCCAGCATCTCACGAGAGGCAACCGCCACAGTCGCAGACCCGTTATCAATCTGGGGACGCGCCAAGGTGATGATGCTGGCCATAGAGGAAAGATCACCAGTCTCAATGAAGGCAGACATAGGCTGACCCTCAAAGGTGACGACTTTTGCATCTCTGATTCCTGCAAAAACCAACCTTCCACCGAGCCATTGACGAGCATCCAAAGACACGCCCAGCGCATCAATCGAGGCCGAGAACAGATCAAGACCCTCAAGGGTCACAGCAGAAGTCGCTGCCGAAGAAATGTAAGAGGCCGCAGTTGCTCCGTAAGACCAGCGATTGAGCTGCCAGTTGTAAACCAGGAGCGAATAGCCTGCATTGGTGTTCTGATAGCACCAAATCACCACCTTTTTGATGGGATCAATCGCGGCGCTGAACTTCGTGTATGAGGGGGAAAGATCGTTCCAGAACCACCGATCAACCTTCTCAGCTCCAATAGGCGTGACTCTTTGACCGTCACACATATAGAACCCGTCATCAGACAGGAAGAAGGTCATGTTCCCGTACTGGGTCACAGAGCCAGGCTCATAGCACCCGATCTCGCGGGAGATAGTGTCGAATTGAAAGTAAAGCGGTGAGCCAACATAGCTCATCCGAACTATCGCCTTCTCCAGTAAAACAAGCCCGAACTCTCCACCTGTTATCCCCTGAATATCCCCGCCATCAGGAATGTCCTGGAAGTCAGACTGAGAAGCACCACCGGAAGTCCAATCGGTTTCGTCGTTGATGTCAGACCATTGGACTCGGTTCGGATTGGACGAGATGTTTGCCGCGACAACGAAGTCACGGACAACAGTCAGATACTTACAGACCGGAGCAGCGGCGGCAACATCAGCGAAAGCGGTACTGCTGTTGAGAGTAAATGCTTGAATCTTTTGCGAGTTGTTCGCAGCAAGAACCACATCACCGAACTGGGTAAAGCTCCAATTCCCGCCCGTGTACCCGCCAACCTTGGACACATCATCCAGGTTGCGGTTGGTCGAGTTGTACTTGAAGAGCTTGGTCGCACCTCCGGCGAACATCGTGGAAGTGCTGCTGATCTTCCCAGAGAAGACGCGAGTCAGGTTCTCAGAGGCCGAGTTTGAGTAGTCCGTCAGGCTCGGGATAGGGCCATATCCAATCTGTTGAGGATAGACGTTGTATGCGGCTTGGAGCGCACCAGCGATGCCTGGTTGATCTGGCAACCACTCTCCGAATGTAATCTTAGTTTCAGGCATTTCACACCCTCACCCATGTTCCACCAGCAGCGGCAACTGGAGTCCAGTTCGTTTCGGTGTCTGTAACATCAGTCCATGTGTCGGAATTGCTTGCGACGACATCCCATGTGGTCTCGGTATCGGTCACAGGAGTCCATGAACTCTCATCAACCTGGACATTGCTCCACTCGTCGCCTTGCTTATTCGCAAGACACCCAACCGAGGCAAGAGCATTGACCGAGGCAAACGCCGAGAAGGTCGCATTCGCTACGCAAGTGACCGTGGCCTCTGCCGTGACGCTGGCTTGACCGCTCGCAACCAATCCACCGAGACAGGTCACCACCGAGGTAGTGATGATGTCTCCAGAGCCAAACTGAACCCGGATTGCACTACAAACAACCGAGGCCGATCCGTCAAAAGAACCAGCGCCGAATTGAACCCTAATGCCTTGAGCCGTTACCGCTGCATCAGCAGTAATCGATCCTGCTCCGAACTGAACCCGTGTTGCGTCTGCTGCAACACTCGCAGAAGCCGCAATAGAGGCATCCCCATCCCACCGAGTAACGCTTGTGATGTATAGAGGCGAATCAAGCGTTAGAGTCAGGTCATCCAGACTCGCCTTGAGGTTATCAAGGGAGTCAATCGACCACGGTGGGTAGAGATCGGCCATTACGAAATCGTAACCGTCAGCGAGCCAATGGCGATGCGGAAAACATCACCCGTAGCGATGGTCTTGGAGGCATCCAAAGGCGTGTGATACAGCAGATTCCCACCCGAGGACGCATCCCGAAGCCCGATATAGGCCACCGTTCCCCACGAACCAGTCGCTTGAGGGAACTCCACCGCCGCCGAGTTTGACGTTGCACCGTTGGACGGGGCAGAGAAGGTCACGCTCTGACGAGCATAAGCGTTGCCGCTCACCTCAGTACCCGTATCCGCATCGGTAGGGTCTGTGGTGTATAGCGCCACATAAACCGTGGTCGGGCTTGTATACGCCGTGTTCCGCAGAGTTGCGTTGATTAGCGCATTCTCAAGATAGTTTGAGATTTCAGACATATTTATCTCCGTGCGAGAGTCATCGTCAGGGGAACACCTGCGTATTCTCCCCGATCATCGGATGCGTTGATAGTGTCAATTGCCCTTTGATACAGCGAAGCCCAGGTGTTCAGACGCTCATCATTCATGATGTAAGGCTCTGCCTCTCCCAAAGAAGCGTAAAGCAGCGCATCGGGACAGTTCGCCAAGAACACATTTGAGGTGTTGGAGTCGCTCAGATAAGTCGGAGCTGCGTAGTACAGCATCCGCACGTTGTAAGCCGAATCCGGGATCGGGGCGAACTGGAAATCACTCGCCAACAAGGTGTATTTCTTCGGAACGCCCGTGTTTGTTGCGTCTGCATTGCGATAGAAGATATTGGGAGAGAGGTACTCCAAAGCATAGTTCGGAGTGGTGTTCAGATGGATGTCCCGCATCTCCAGGAAGTCGCTCGGAAGCGATAGCGTGGAGTCGTTAGCGGTCATCGCTGCATTGACGAGCTTGAGCATCTGACGAATCCGCAAGTCCCGGCGAAGGCGGTTCTCTGCGAATGTGATGAAGTCAGGAATCTTGCTGGTCAGATCAGACCGAGCCAGATAGTCTGCAACTGCGGTCTTGAGATCGGAATAGGTAGAGATAGCCATTAGACCCTCCCTGGACGGGTGCGGAATGCGCGGTTGTCAGGATGATTGAGCCACTCTTTGAAACGAGCCTGGTCAATCACATGGAATCCCCGCATGATGCCCTTTTTGTTGAGATCGTCAATCACCACCAAAGGAACCGAGGCGATCTTGTTCCCAAATAAATGGTCACTCCATCGAGCGCGTTCATCGTATGAGTTGAATTGAGCCTTGTTGGACTCAATGATCCCACCCACATCCTGCGAACTCTCGATCACGATCCCGCCATCTTCAGCGGCGTGAGCCTTGCGCTGGACTACCTTGGTGTTTTTTGCGATTTCGTTGATGTTCATGTGAAAAAGGGGGCTGAGTTTCCCCTGCCCCCTTAGTTGTCACCGATAAATCGGCTTACGACAGGTCAGCGATGATGCCGTGAGCGGCTTCGTTCTTGACCTCGAGGGTGTATTCCACCAGCAGCTGGGTGCGATCCGAGTCGCCGTTCTTCGCCAACTCAATGGTCTGGAAGGGACGCAGATAAGCAACAGCAGCGTACTCGGGATCAAGCACAAATGCCACTTCGTTAGCAGAGTTGCCCGACAGCATGAAGCGGTTGGGAACAACGCTCACCGAGCCGAAGTCCGACAGATAGATGTCGGCAGCGCCAATGATGGTCGTCGGAGCATCCGAAGGAGCCATGTAACGCTGGGCAGCGATACCCGCAAAAGCCGAAACCGTCTGCTTGTGCGCCGGGGTCACCATCAGAATCTTCGGGCTACCACCCGACTCGAACACTTCCTTGATGACCGTCTTGAGTTCGGTCTCAGTGAAGGTGCGGTTCGTGCCGTTCGTGCGAGCGGTCGTGCCGGAAGAACCAGCAGAGCCACCCGAACCGAAGTCGCCGTTCGTCGCCAGCCAGGTCTGGAGGCCACCCAACACACGGGCGGTAGAACCAGCCGTGCCGTTGCTCTGAACGGTGTTGTTCAGGAAGGTGAACTCCATGTCGCGCTTGATCTCGGACGAAGCCTTCGAAAGTTGATAAGCCAGTTCCGACTTGCGGCCAGCCTTGTCAACAGCCTGGAGGGTTCCGGTCACGCCAACAGTCTTCTGACTGATCTGGGTGCGGTTGCCAACACGGGTCGTCGGGCTGAGCGTCGCGGTGGAAGCGTCAGCACCTTCAACTGCGGCGTTAGCAGCAGCAGCGGCCAGAGAGTCGGTCTGCCACTCGTGATAAACGGCAGTCGCCTTGGTCTTGCCCACGGAGGACATGAAAGGCGTGTCGGTGGGGGAGATGTTATAGATGATGTCGCTCAGGTCTTCGCGCAGACCAATAGCGGCGTAGGTACGAAATTGGGTCATGATCTTTCCTTAGAGTAGACGTTCAAACAGGGCCGCAGCATCGGAGACTTTTCCAGACTTCCTCAGCCGCGAATGGGCATTTTTGATGTTCTCGTCTGCCGCCACCTTTTGGGTCGCTGCCGTGCCTGGACGAAGCATCTTCGGCGCTTCACTTACTTTCTTGGTTACTTGAGGCTTCTGGCTCTGTAACTTCGCGTATTGCGCGGCCATATACAGAACCTGAACAGCTCGAGAATCGTAAGCAGTTGCCAGTTCCTGATCGGAAAAACCAATGGACTTGGCAAACTCTCGAACCATCTTCTTGACTTCGGTTCCCTTCTCAGGGTGCGCGTAGTCAGGAATCACCTCCGCAAGTCGCTGCGCTTCACGGTTGACAGCTTGGGCTAGTGCGGCTTGACGCTCGGCGGTTTGCTGTTCTGCAATCCGCTGCCTCTCAGCCTGCACCATCGCAAGTTGCTTCTCGCGCTCTGTGCGCTCGGCTACCTTGACGGCATAACCAATGGGGTCTGTCTCTTTCAACGCCTCGAGATTTTCCCCGGTGTCTTGTTTACTGATGAACTCTTCGATCAGGTTCAGCCTTTGCGCGTAGGCATCCCGCGCCTGCTTTGCCTGCTCTACGGCCATCCTCTCAGCTTCTACAGCTTTACGCTGCTCGGCAAGAGTCTGTGACTTCTTGGTGTAGTCCAGCCCCTTTTGATACCCATCCACCAATTCGTCGAAGGTGACTTCCTTTTCCTCACCAGCGGCTTTCACTCGGAATCGCTGTGGTTCAGGCTCTACCTCTACTTCTTCGGTTTCAAGCACCTCGGGTTCGGACGCCTCGACTTGTTCTGGTTCCTCTTGAGCTTGCGGGGCGGCTTGTTCAGCTTCCGTCGGCTCCATCATCCCCAAAAACGCGCCTGCGGCTTCGTTTACCGTCATCGAGACATTCCCGGATTCCGGGGCCATGTTCTCAGCCATTTCGTTCCTCAGTTGTGTCTGAAAGCGTCAGACTCGCATCAGAGGATTTTCCACCGCTTCTTGACCAACTGGTCTTCGGAAGCAATTGCGGAAAAGTGCCCCATTATTTCATCAAGTAAGCGAAGTTTCAAATAGGCTCGCTCACGAATGTCTATGTCCATCTCATCCGAATTGGTAATAACACTCATAAGCGTTGACCGAATGGAATCAATCTCCCCGGTAAACCATTCGTCACCCAGAAGCGTTTTAGCCCGTTCTGACTTGTTCATTGAAAGCCTTGGCCAATTGTGTAGCCCATGCTCGGAAGCATCGCTACGGCACGATTAAATTGATTTTCGTCGACGCCGAAGTTGTTAAACGCCCCCATTTGGATGTCGCCAAGGTTGTACCCTTGCCCTAGTGCCTCCATGACTGCCTGTGCAACTTGGTTGTCTGGATAACCAACTGAAGCCGAGATCGGCGCGACTGGCTGAATTGCCTGCTGAATCTGATCTAGATTAGTTCCTTGACCAAGTGAATCAATGGCCGTTTGTGCGAATTGCGTATCTGTAATTCCCGTGTTGAGAGGAGGTGTTACGGGTGGCGTAACAGGAGGCGTGAATGTGGCGTCTGGAGTTGTTGAAAGAAGACCCGTGTCAACAACTGCTGGCATTGTCAATAGCCCTGATGTGGTTCCGGCGGTGGTTCCGGTTGTCAATCCAGTTGTCGCGGGAGTGTTTTTTGTCGCGTTCAGTTGCTCAAGCGCAAGGATGTCGCCAACTCTATATAGCTGATCCTGAGGAATCCCATAAACGCGACCAGCCCCAGCCATTGAATCAAGAAGGCTAAAGCCCTGACCCATAGACTCTCGAAGCCCTTGCAAGACTTGTGCATCCGTATATTGATATTTCGGCGCGGCTGGTGCTGGTGCTGGTGCGGCAGGAGTCGTCACAGGATTCACAGAGCTGGGAGCAACAGCTTTTGATGGCATATTTCCACCTTCGATCTGATCCACAACACCAGCCTGTTGGTTCCTGATTGCTTCGTAATCAAAAGCACCAGGCTGGAACACAAACTCTGCGTTATCAACCATTGGCACATCGTACAGAAGCGATCCTGGTGTGCCAGAGATGAAACGCTGCGCTCCAGTTGGCATCTGCTGTCGGTCAGTCAAAAGACCAGGAAATTGATAGGTCGGCGCTGATCCACGGAATTGAAGGTTCAACTCATTGACTGCTTTGTCAAACTCCGCGCCAGACAAGCCAAAGTTTGTCATTGCGCCAATCTTGGCTTGCTGAACAGTAAAACCAGCTGCAATTGCATCTTGGATTGCCCTGGCGACTTGCTGCGTGGTGTATGTAACGGCTGGCGGTCTAGTCGTTGGAACAACAGCGCCACGGGAAATCTGCTCATTGATTCCGGCTTGATTGATGGCCGGGAAGTTGTCCAACAAGTCTTTCTGAGTCAGCCTGAGTTGCTTTACAAGATCATTGAATGATCCGTAATTGCCAGACTGCTGCGCCGAAACCAAGCGTCCAGCAAGCTCGTTCTTTTGTGCGGTGGTGAGTGCCATGATTTACCCCGGAATCTCAATGTTGGAGGAGATGCCTGCGCCGATCTTTGCCGCCTTGAGTTGGACTTCAGCCTCGAACTCTTGCCTCTTCAGCTCTAGTTCAGCCGCAGCTTTCTCTCGGGCTAGTTGAATCTCAGCCGCCGCTTTCTCTCGCTTGGCCTGAATATCGGCCATCGCCTTCTCGCGGTCAATCTCCAACTGGGCCTGAGCCTGCATCATCATCGCTTGGATGGCCGGATCAGGCTGCTGTTGCTGCGGAGGAGGATTGCTCAGAGCCTGGTCGATCTCAGGCGTGATCGGCTTGAAGAAAGTCGCCGAGTCCTTGAACCCTGCGGCCTCAATCATCCGTCCCAGAGTCTCGCGGTACTGACCCACGGTAACCAAAGGATTGGCAGGGCCGAACTGCTGAAGAATCCGCTCCTGCTTGTCCAGGATCATCGCAAGCATCGCCATCTGCTCTTGCTTGTTACCAGTTCCAAGACCCACAGAGATGCTCACATCGTACTGATTCGACCACTCACGGGGATCCATTTGGATGTACTGACCACGCATCCGAATGATCCGGGGCTTGTCCTGGTACTTGCACAGGAGTTGCAGGATGCCCTTGAACAGACTCTTCACCCCTGTCTCAGCGAAGTTCCGAGCGATCAGTTCCATCTTTCCCGCAGAGGCGTTCTGGAACGCAGCCACAGCGGTAGCGGTGACGTTCTGGAGGACATTGGGGTCAAGACCCTGCGTGGCATCCGACACACCCGTTCTCTTTGCTTGGACTTGATCCAGATACTCGAGCATCGGGAAGGCTTGGTTCGCCACAGGCTGAACCGCCATCGGAACCACCGCATTGGGGTTCTTCATCCGAATCACACCACCAGGCGTGGGAGAGATGAGATCGTCCAGGTTGACCTGACCATCCACCGCGCCAACCCGGTAGTTATTCGTCAGATACAGGTTATCCAGCATCTGCCGAGTGATAGTGGACTTCTGAAGCTGCAAGTCCATGACCTTATCCGCGAGTGACAAGCCATAGAACTTGTGCGGAACAGGGATCGGGCAGAGGCTATGGAAAGGAATGTAATCCGTTTCCGTTTCCTCAAGAATCTCGCTGCCTGCGTACCAAACTTGGAGAAGCTCGGCCAGACCGTCACCATCCCGGTCTGCGCGGATGTAGCACTCGTACACCTCCACATCCTGCATGGCGGGGTCGAGGCTTTCGTCTTGGCTGGGTTGTTCGCCTTCAGAGTACCGAGCCACCCGCTCAGGAGAGAAGCTCAGATCGTCATAGGCCGGGAGGTCGCGGACAACATCTTCCGGGAACCCCATTGCCACCAGGTCAGACCGAGGGATCAGTCTGCGGTGAGCGACAAAGGGAGAGTCTTGGATCGTCGTGGCCTTCTTGGAGATCAGGAATTCCTCGGGAGGAATGTTCTGAATCGCCACCCGTCCGACTTGATTCTTCTTGCGAACCTTGACGTTGTAAGAGACTTGGGTGATTTGAACGCCGTCCATCCCGATTGCGGGAGTTCCGTCGATGTTTGTGATCTGCGTCACAAAAGTCTCTTGTTCGATGATCTCCCGAGTGCCGTCTTGCAGTAGAAGCGCAAGCTCCGCATCACTCAGGTTCTCGTAGGTCTCCTTGACAACATCAATGCGGTTGTCCCAGTAAGCCTTTACGACACCGACCTTCTCAAGTAGCGCATCCTTGAACCAGTCATGCAGGATGGCAAACCCAGGGTTGTCCTTGTAGAACACCCAGTTTGAGTAGTCCGTGGCTTGATTCGCGCCTTGCTCATCACCAGGGCCAACAGGCTCATAGCGGATGATGTCATCCGAGGCGGTGAAGATGCGGATCAGTTGAGGAATCGCGCCGTCAATGACCTCTGCCACCTCTCCGGTGACGATCTGGCTTCGACCCTCTACCTCGTTACCGTAAGGGTAACGAAGGTAATACTCAAGTGACCGGGTTCTCTGCTCGGTTGTCTCCGTTTGGAGATACCCGATCGCTCCATCGATTTCGGCCTCGAGCAGGCTTTTCAGGCTTATCTGATTCATGCTTTTCCTCTAACGCTTTGATGCGGCGTTCTAGCTCCGCGAGTTTGGCGTTGACGTTGCCTTGAGGCGTTGCCCACATTAGACCACCCACCTTGTGTTAACGCTAATCGGCTTGCTCCAGTCGCCCTGTTCGTGAATCCCGATAGCGAAGTATCGGAACGCATCGGACGAATGAGAGGCCCAGTCGTGTAGCGGTGTGTCAAAGAATACGTTTCTCTTCTCGTCAAAGTTGCGCCGATAGTTCCTGAGCGCGTCTAGACCCTGCTTCACCTTCGGCACGTTAAACCAGCACTTCGGGAGAATGCGTCTGACGCTCTGGATTCCATCTGCAACTGACAAGCGCGGAGCAACCGTTATTTGCAGCCCTGCCTCTTGCAGCATTTCCTTTCTGCTGCGTCCTGTCCCCAATTCTCGCACTTCTACGTCATGAGGCAAGATGTGTTCGGCTGTATGCCACTTATTCTCTTTGAGCCAGTTCACATACCAATCCAAACCTTGACCGTGGTTTTCCACGAAATCCATCACTCGGTACTCTTGTCCGGCCACCTGAACCACCCAGATCGCGGTGGTGTCAGACATACCCAAGTCCCAAGCGGTGAATGTCCGGGTCAGATCGTCCCGGTCAATGTTCGTGAGCCTGCCCTTCTCCTCCAGGTCGTTTATGAGCGCCCCGAAATAAGAACCCTCGACAGCGGCATGGAAGGAGCATTCGAACTCCTGGTTGTACTTGTCCTGCCCCATCTCCCGCCTGGCGGCGTGCAGTTCGCTCTCAGGAATAAGGTGGGTCTGGGAGGCTTTGAACTCCAGTAAGCCCCAGTCTTCCTCTTCCTCGGCCTGGTCTCTCAGGTCTTTGAAGTGGTTTGATCCCTTTGGGGTTCCGAGGAACAGCGCCCATCCCAGTCGGTCTGACAGCGCAGGACGAACAATGTCAGTCCAGATTCGCGGGTCTTGGTCGGCAATCTCGTCAATGATGACCCCATCGAAGTATTGGCCTCGGAGGGAGTCAGGATTGTCTGAGCCGTAGAGCTGAATGCGCCTGCCCCAGAAGTCCGTGCGGAGTTCCGAGATGTTCGGGGTCGCGCCCAGAGGTTCTGTGTACTTCAGCAGATAGTCCCAAGCCACCCGCTTTGCCTGCCCATAAGTAGGCGCGATGTAAGCATACCGGGGAGCCTCCTTGCGGTTCTCCACCGCATCCCGAATGATGTGGTTCAGAGCGGCGACGGTCTTACCCATCCGTCGGTGAGCCACCACCACCCCAAAGCGGTGTTCCCGCATCATCTGATGGATGGCGAGTTGTGGCTCTCGAGGAGAGTACGGGATTACGATTTCTCGTTTGCCCATGAGACCATCATCTCAATCGGAGTTCCGTTCTCGCCAGTAACCTCAGTACGGGCCAGCTTTGGAATGTGGTACTCAATCGCTCTGAGATACAAATCAGCCGCTCTACCGGGATCGGGTTTAACGCCCTCAGAACCCTCTGCAACGCGATCAAGCCATTCTTGGAGCTTGTGTGCGTTACCCTCTGCGAAAGTGGCTATAGCGGCCCGTACATCAGCCGTAGCCCTATTTGGTGAGCCTTTTGGCCTTCCTCGATTATTGGAACCTTGTTTATTCATGTTTCCGACTCCTTTCGGGCCATCGGTAGTTAAGTTGGCTTAGTCTAACAGGCTTTGGATTGGGACTCCGTTGCGCTCAAGGATTCGCAGGAGTTCTTCTTCTCCTGGGAACACTACGAAGTTGGATGTTCCTTGTCCTTGTCCTCTTGATCCTTGGTCTAGATAGCGGATGCCGGGGATTCCAGCTTGTCTGAGGGCGGAAGCAGCCTTATCACTTCCAAACATACCGCCGCCGAGTTCTTCGTAAACCTGTCTTCCTGTCATCTGTGGGCGCATGAATGATTGCATCCAGTTTGCCCTGAATGATTCAGGTGTGCCGCCTTCTTGAATGTTCCCAATGATTCGTTCATCGGCATTCACAAAGGCGTGCTTTTTTCCATCATCTACCAATTTGTATCTGAGGCCCATCGACTCCGGGCTGATGCGCTTCAGAATGCTTGCCTGCTCACTTATGGGCTTGTCCCAGTCCAGCATCCGGGCGATTGCTTCGTCTGGTAGGTCTATCTTGTAGAAAGCCCCTTGGTTCTGGCTCATTCCACCAGATGCCTTTACAGCCTCTAATTTTGCTAAGTCCCTTGCGGCTTTTGCTGCCGTCTCAGGATAGTCTCTATCAGGGCCGCTGAATTTTCTTGCAAGTTCAATTGCTTTATCTAGATCACCTTTACGAACCTCAGCTTTTACGTTCAGGTGTTCAAGCTCACTTGGATCAAATAATCCAGTTTTGGTTAAAAACTTATCTTTTGAAGTTGCCGACTGATATCCCTTCGCAACCTCCGGTGACTCAGCCACATACAAACCATGCCCATAGGCTTGCGCCCCCTCACCAGTCCCGATCTTCTTGGGGTCAAACTTGGTGAACTTATGGGGTGAGCCGTGGAATACAGTCGCGGCCTTGAGCGCGGTCAGCCCTTGAGCCGGGGCACTCATCCGGGCGGCGTTCTCGTAAACCTCTCGTTGAATCGGGGTTGCGTTCTCTGGGGCATCCATGCCCAAAAGCCCACGAGTCGCGGCTCCTCGGATACCACCACCCACCAACTTCTGCCCCATGTTGCGGCGGTTGGCGAAGTCTCTTAGCTCATCCAAGAGTCCTAGTAGTGGTATCGGCCCAGCCATGACTTACCTCTTTTTATTTCGCTCAGAAATAGCCTTTGCCTTTGCTTTGGCATCGGCCTTACTGTTTGCTCCCCATGCCTTTAGGCTCAGGAGGAGTCTTGTGGGTTCGCCGTTCTTGTACTCTGGCCCCGGCATATTGCCCATCCTTGCCAAGAAAGATGCGCGTCTAGGGTTATCCCCACTCTTTACAGGGGGCTTTAGGTTGGAACCAGGGTTTTCCCGCTCATAGGACTTTCGGCCCTTTTCATTGAGGCCCCCCTTGGCATTCTTCCCCTCTTTGCGAGACCAGGCGGCGCTCATTTCTTTGCCGTCTTAGCAGCAGCCTTGAAAGCAGCGGCAGTCGGCGCTCCCTTGGTTCCGGGCTTTCTCATGCGCTCAGGAGTCTTGCCTGCGGCCTTCTGGCGCTCGATGCGCTCACGCTTGGCGTGGATTGCTGCATAGAGTCCGGGTGATCCAGGCTTTTTCATTTCTTTTTCATCGCTTTCCGAGCTTCGCTCATTGCTATCGCAGTCGCTTGGGCACGGCTCTTGACAACGGGGCCACCCTTGCCAGAGTGCAGTTCACCCTTGCCATACTCGCGAAAAACTTTAGCTATCTTCTTCTCGCCCTTCTTCGTCATCTTCATACTCGCCCTTTCGTGCGTTGTACTTAGCCATTTGAAGCATCTGCTTGCGCTTCTGAGTCATCTTGGTGATCGGGCCACCCGTGAGCCATGCGCTACAGGTTCGGTCTGCCGCACACTTGAACTCGAATAGCTCACAGTAACCCAGATCAGCCGCCTCGACAACCTCGGGAGCATAGGTCTCATCGTCGGATTCTTCCTTCTGAATCCCTCCGGTGATGCAACCCATCATCTCTGGCGTTTGAATGAAAGCAGCGCAGTTCCCGCACCTCATCGACTGAGCGATCTCGGGAGTGGTGTTCCATTCCTCTGCGCGTTCGTCCCAGAAATCACCCGGGTTTTCGGGATTGGCAGGCCCGTAACCGTACTCCTCGAAGGCGTGATTACGGTTCTTGAGGTTGACCTCTGTGTCCTGGGTGGCGATGGGGCACTTCACTTCTTCATCGCCTTCTGCATCTCAATGGCTTCATAGCCCTTGCCGAACTCGTCTGCCATCTTGTAAGCCTTCATGGGCTTCGTTTGATGGTACTTGCGCTTGTTCTGATTGAGATACTTTTGCATCTCTTCCACAGTCTTCTTTTTCATCATCGCTCCAGAAAAAAAGGGGCACTATGGCCCCACCCCGGCAACTGCGGATTAAGGGGCATCACAATTCTATATCGGGAATCGGAATGTCAATAGGCCATTTTCCCTGATCCTGTAGAGCCTGGACTGTCCTACGGTGAGCAGCAAGCCACTTCTCCTTCCTCTCCTCTTTGGTCATCTTGTTTCCCTGGTCGATCTCCCAATGGCACTTGAGGCATAAGGCGGCTATGTGGTTGTCGTCTGCCTTCACTCCTCTACCCTTTCCTCCTGACCAGTTGGAGTGAGCCGCTTGGGAGTTCGGGTGTCCACAGCATTGACAGGACAACTCCGCGACCGCTCTAAGGAGTTTGGGGCTTCTGATGTAGGTGTGCTTTTGAAACATGATGAATGATCCAAGACCAGATTGCGCCGCCTGCGACTTTTGCTACGAACTGCATCAGAACAATGTGCGGCATGAGAGTACCAAACGCGATGGTCGGGAAGATAACCGAGTCAACCGCCGCCCCAGCCACATTAGAGACATTCGCCCTTTTAAGCCAATCTCCGGCCAGCTTGGTAAAAACCGCCCAATCAACAACAGCAGCAGCAGTAAAAGCCACCGCAGAAGCTATGGCAATCATCTGTGCTGATGGGTTGGCAAGATAAGTAATCCCACCCGAAACCAAGATTAGCGCAAACATCTGCTTTTGATTGATCTTCGTGTGCAGCCAGTCCCTGAGAGTCAGGTCTAACCCTATGAGAAAGAAAGCATTGATTGGGCTGACCCAAGGCCCAAATGCGGCAATTGACAGGTTAGCCACCGTCATTGCGGCGGCATAGATCACGATTGAAACGTAAAGCACAGCTCCTCCTGAGTGTCGATAAACATGGGCGCGGAATTGTTCGCCTCGATTCTTTCCGCGATGACCTCTGCCCTTTGAGCAGCGGTTGGTGAAAGATAAGACCCAAACCGACTAAGCGAACCCGAGTTCACGGATGCATTGGTCGAGTCGGCAGAGGAAAGAGGCAGCTTGGTAAAGATGTCCGGGTCAAGCATTCTCAACCCGTGTAGCTTACAGATCGGCCTTCCCTTGTCATCGCAGATGGCATTCATAGCTTGTTTCATCCTGCGCCACCATTGCTCAGTACCAGGCTGAGAAAACTCCCCGCTTGACCCTAAAGCTACCGTCTTGAACTGCCTTGCCAACCATGTCAGTCTTGGGGTGGGTTCGTGCATATGCCAGACCGGGACTCCGGTCATGGACTTGGGCCACCTTTCAATCAAGGCATCGTTTTCCCGATCCGTCCCATCAATCACATCAGGGATCAGGGCAAAGTCGAACCCAGGATGGCGATGCCACTCCCACACCCACTTGATGTATCCAGCTACATCCAACTTTCCACCCTGCTTCCAGACCGTGAACGCACCGTTATCAAGGCAGAACGATTGGCAAACCTCTGCCGCGATGGGCAAGTCTTCGGGATAGCTGAACGGCACTAGAGCGTGCCTCCCAGCCAGGAACCTGGCGGCGTCTTTGCGCTGTCCCCCTACAGGGGTTCCATGATAGTGAATCATGTTGTTGCCCTCATCTCCATGCGCTTAGTGCTTTCTTCTGTTCTCCAGCAGTCCACCCTCATCCTCGCGGCCTCCAGCTTCCATTTCAGGTCTTCCTCAACCTCTATCGCCGCCGCCAGTCCCTTCAGAAGCTCTTGATACTCAGGATGTGAGTACGCCTCCCTCTCTTGTGCGTTGACTGCCTCAAATTTAAGCATCGCTTCTTTCATCAGCAGAGCTTTCTTTGATTTTCTAAATTCCTCAAGCAGCACGCGCTGGGCCTTAGCCTTTGCGTAGTCGCCTGAGTTTCTGATGATGAAGTCGATGGCGGCGTGGGCGTTCACTTGATGAGTCTCTCTATCGTCTTGAGGAGTACCGCGATGATCGCTATGGAGATGAATATCTCAATCTCGGACAAAGATTCCATTTGCATGGAGTGTTCCTTTCCGATCTTTTATCTCTTCATATGCCCTGTTTAGACAGGTAATCAGATCAAGCCCAGCCAAGTCTGCCGCCAGGATAAGAGTTACCAGAACATCGCCGAACCCGTCAATCTGAGCCTCGCGGTTTCCTTTTAATGTCGCAGATACTAATTCTCCGAGTTCTTCCATGCACTTGAGAAGTTGTTTCTCGGTTGTGCTGTTTGGGATGATCTTGCGAGCCTCGGCCCACCGAATAATATCTAGCTCAAGAATCGAATAACTCACAGTATTTCCTCTCTTACACAAACATCAACACCAGCAACCATTGAGTAAACTTTCTTCGCGGATACTCTGACCACTTGTGTATCGTCTAGATATACAACTCCATTCATTCCGTCGAGATATGCCTTGATTATGTTGTCGATGTCAGGCTTCTTCGTCGGTCTCTCCCTTCCTTCAAAGCACTCGTTCTGGCGGCGTTTGGAGAAAGATGAGGGGCAAGGTACTCTGATGTAGAGATCGACGCTCACAGGGCTTTCTAGTGGGCTTGCTGACCCCATTGCGCGAGCAGATGAGTCTCGGATGGTTGCTTCATAGCTCTTTGTCTTAGCGTCGGTGTAAGTTTGGACGAAGTTTCCAGCCCTTCGGAACCTTGGTCTTCCCTTGCCTTGAGGGATTCCTTCGACGGTAAAGACAACTATGAATGTCATTTCTTCAACCTATTCATTGCGTCGCGGAGTTCTTGGGCGGCTTTCTGGCCTCGCTTCTTTTCAATGTCTCGTATTGTTTGCCCCCACCACGCCGAGGCAGTAATCAGACCATGATCGGCTTTCATTGAGTTGAATGTCTTGACCCAATGTTTCGCCTCGCATTCCATCCGAAATGTCTCCTGTGAGGAAGAGAGCGTAGGTGATTGATTCTGTGCTGTGATTGATTCCATCTTTAACCTCGTTGAGAAGTTTTACGGCTTCAAAATAGTTCATACTTTTTTGATGATCGAATTCAGCATCTGGCGAATCTCAGGAGGAGGCGCGACCTTCCTCAGAGAATCCTCCTCGATCTTGACCAAAGCAGGATCACGCACCGGTGCGCTCGGGACAGTCAGCGATGGGGCCGGGACATACCAGCTCGCCTTGAAGCCACCCCACCCTCTCAGGCAGCACTCCTTCAGAGCTTCCTGCATTGAGATGCCTGCCTTCTTCACCTCGGCCTCGACTTGAGCCATAGCGGTCTTGGTCAAGGGAAGTTTCTTGGCTTTGCGGATCGCCAACCAGTCATTCCAGACTTGAGGATCAACACCAGAGAAGCACTCGACGACAGTCGATGTGCGTTTCTTCTTTGTCTCTTTCTCTGTCTTTGTCTCTGTCTCTCTCTCTGTCTCTGGGATAGCAACTTGCAAGCAATCTGCTAGCACTCCGCTAGAGACAATAAAAAAGCCTTTATCAATCAAAGGCTTAAGTCCGTTCTGGACATCTGCGTCAGAGACCCGCAGTCTGAAGGTCAATTCCTCGATTGAGGCATCAAATGAGCCATCTTTTGACTCACTCGCAAGCAACCAAAGGAGTGGTGCTAGCGCCTTGCTAGCAATAGGCAAGCACATGAACTCCCGGTCATTCAGGAGGTCGCGGTGCAGTTTGATCCAAGGAGGGCAGCGATCCTTGTAGTGCTGAAACTTTGCCCAGTTGCGTGGTTGTAGCAACATAACTTCCTCTCTCTGTCCCTCACGAAAGGAAACCGTCGGCAGGCGGGAGGGCACGCTTTTCGGGAAGGTAGCTACTCCTTCCCTAGCCGGGTTTCGCATCACTCTACATCAGTTGCAAGTAGTTGTGCAAGTCCTGAACTGACCCTCTCCGTAGCAGCAGGTCATACAGGTCACCGTCTTGCCATTGACGATGTATGTGTGGGAAGTGCAGGCCGCATGAGCGTTAGCACCAAGCAGCATCATTGCGGCAGCGATAGCCAGTTTCTTCATGTTTGCTCCTCAAACCACTCGGGGTGAAGGGTCTTGAGTTGCCACAGCCGAGCCTGCGGAACCCGCTTCCATTGATAAATCGCAGGACAGGAGATGCCCAGAAGTCTCGCTAGTGCGGTGACTCCTCCAGCCTTCTTGATTAGCTCTTTCTTGTCCATGTCTCTCCCTTGGTGGGGCCAGCTCTCATGTAGCAGAGTAGCTCCTGCTGATAATTCGAAAACACCAGGCGCACGGCGCTAACCCGTTCCTGGCCCCGCTGTAGTGTAAGCCCGATTAGGATAAGGGGACTTAGGGAAAGTCCTATGTTGTGATCCCATAAGATCGCTTAGGATTCATCCCATGCCGCAATGTTGCGGTCTTTTAGGAGCCAGTATGAACCCCTGCATTCGCTGCCAGTTCGTGATTGAGAATCATCAGAATGTGATGAACTCAAAGTGCGGCCACCCTGACCTTCAGATCGTCAATGTGGTGACGGGCGACAAAGAACCTCTCTTCTGCACCACCGCACGCATTCGCGGTAACAAGTGCGGCCCTGAAGGAGAGCTGTGGGCTTATGACGATGCCTTTCCTCCTGCTCAGGAGTGGGAAGAATGAGATACGTCTATCGCCCTTCTCATGAGGCTATCGAGGCTCGCCGTAAAGGCGCTATGGATGTGCTGTTTGCCATCTTCCTCGGTTTGTGTGGTGCACTCTTTTTCTTCTTCTTTCTATGAAAAACATCGCAACAGCTTTGGTCGCGGCGCAGAAGGCTTTTGGCCCCGCTCTTAAGTCCTCATCGAATCCTCACTTCAAGAACCGCTATGCTGATCTAGCGGCTTGCGTTGAGGCAGTCATCGACGCTCTGAATGCAAACGGAATCATGCTGATGCAGCAGAACACCGAATGCTCTGATGGTGTGATTGTCGAGACCGTGTTCCTCCACGAGTCGGGAGAAATGCTCTCTAGCGGGAAGCTCCATGTTCCTGCTTCAAAGCAAGACCCGCAAGGTTACGGATCGGCCCTGACCTATGCGCGGCGCTATAGCCTGATGGCGGCTTGTGGAATCGCTCCAGAGGATGACGATGGCAACGCAGCAAGTCGCAGTTCCGGGGCAGAGGATCAAGCGTTTGAGGCTCAACACCTGGACGCACTCAGAGATGCGGCTATGGAGGGTTTAGACGCGCTCCAGGCGGCTTTCAAGGCTATCCCTGCATCTCCGGCCAAGACTCGGTTCTGGACGAAGCACCAGGCTTCATTGAAAGGAGCGGCTAAATGAACACGAAAAAAGACGGAGGGCCTGCATTCCCATGCGACCTAACGGCATATGACAAAGAGGTTAGACGCGAAAACGAGGGTATGGCCCTGCGCGACTATTTTGCTGCCAAGGCCATGCAAAGTTATATCGCAGTATTTTGGGAGCATCATGAAAATATCGTTGAAGAGCAGCTGGCCGCTGCTGCATATGTAATGGCAGATGCCATGATAAAAATTAGAAAAATAACTTAAGGAAATACCATGACTGAACAACGGACAGACTCATGGTTTCAAGATCGGCTAGGACGCTGCACCGCATCCTCTGTTTACAAGGTCATGGCAAAGACTAAGACGGGGTATGGCGCGGATCGGGATAACTACAAAGCCCAACTGGTCGTTGAGAGGCTCACAGGCCAGCCTGCCAAGACTTACTCCAACGCCGCGATGGAATGGGGAGTCCAAACAGAGGCAGAGGCTAGAGCCGCATATGAGGCCCGTATGGGCGTCTTGGTGACCGAGGTGGGGTTCATGCCTCACCCGACCATTGAGATGTGCGGAGCCTCACCAGACGGGGTTGTCGGAGAGGGATTGGTGGAGATCAAGTGCCCTGAAACGGCCACCATGATCGACCAGCTCCTGACAAGAAAAATCCCGGATAAATATTTCAAACAGATGCAGCTTCAGATGAAGTGCGCTGATAAGAAGTGGTGTGACTTCGTGGTCTATGACCCGAGGATGCCAGAGAGTATGCAAATGTTCGTTGCTCGAGTGGAGAGGGACGAGCGTTTCATAGCAGAGATGGAAGCCGAGATCGTCAAGTTTCTGGCAGAAGTCGATTCAACCGTAACTCAATTGAAAGCACAGTATGAGTAAAGTCATGTATGAAATCACAACGATAACAGGGAAATACACCAACAAAGACGGAGAAGAGAAGTACCGTTATCTGAAGATCGGTTCGATCATCGACACCAAAAACGGCCCCATGCTCAAAGTTGACTGCATTCCAAATGTAGAGGGCGGCTGGAGTGGTTGGGCCTACATGAAGCCTCCCGCCGATGAAGATCAGGACAAGCCTATCCGTCGAGAACAGAACGACATGGATGTGCCGTTTTAGGGTAATCACTAGGCCACCTATGCATAAGGTGGCTTACCATCACACAGTCCGTTACTACTAAGGAGGCTGAAGTGAGTGGACTAGCACGAAACACCGATCCCGACACCTCACACGAGGCAGCGAAGCTCAACACCACCACCCTAGAGGGTATGGTGCTTGAGGCCATCAACGCGAATGGCCCAATGACCACCGAGGAGATCGCCAGAGCCACGGGGATTGACCTCCAAAGCATTACACCTAGGATCGCTCCTCTGATGCGCTTGGGACTTCTCGTAGACACAGGGCTTCGTAAGCCTGGTGTGTCTGGCCGCAACCGCCGAGTGATTGGGGTGAAAAATGTTTTTTAAGACTTACATGGGCGACTGCTTGGCTGAAGTAGAAGCCAAGATCAGCAGGAACCACCGGGCCAAGATCATCAGCATGACCATAAACGGTTTGGAGTTTGATATCGATGATCTAAGTGCTAAGGCTCTGGCGAAGCTGGAAGACGAAGCTGATGAGAAGGCGCTGGAGGTGGAGGAATGAGCCTACGAGAAGCAGCGCAGCAGGCGCTTAAGGCGTTGGAAAAATATGACCGAGTGTCGGCGCTCGAATTCCTACGCACCGCGCTTGCGGAGCCTGAGCAGGAGCCGCTCCCGAAGATGCGCTTACTGCCCTGTTGTGGGTATCACGACGGTAGGGCGGTTTTTTGGAATCGGTTTAACGGTGTTGTTCAGTGCCACAGTTGTGGACAGCAATACGCCCCTCATTCACCGCAGCGCAAGCCGTTATCGGATGAGGAGATTGACGCCGTGTGCGCTCCGCTTGGGTTTGCCCAACTGTCTCCGCGAGAAGTCGCACGCGCCATCGAACGCGCACACGGGATTGGAGGTGAAGCATGAGCAATGAGCCTGTGGCGTGGGTAAAGACTGAAAACTTCGTTGACGATGACGGCCTTTGGAGTGGACGCATTGTGTTCAACCAACATGGTGACGGGATGCCCCTCTACACCCGCCCCGTCGATGACACCGCCCTGCTGCGGCAGGCTTTGTCCACCTTGGATGGTTGGGCCAATTACGGCAAGTGGGTGTGGCCCGAGTCTGCACTTGAGCAGGCTAAACGCAACACAGAAGAAACCATCACCGCCCTCCGCACCGCGCTTGCGGAGCCTGAGCAGGAGCCGATGGCATTAGAAACAGTCTACGAAACCATCATCAACTGGGACGAAAGCGGCGGAAAACGCAGCCGCAGGGAGTTGGCGCAGCGCATCGTGGCCCTCTACACGCACCCCGCAGACGACACCGCCCTGCTGCGGCAGGCGTTGGAGGCAATTGAAGGCGACCTTTCGTTGTTCAACATTCCGGCTACGGCGCGAATGTTGGAAGCCATCACCGCCCTGCGCGACCGTCTTGGAGAGAAGACATGACCCGCGACGACATCATCCGCATGGCGCGGGAGGCGGGGATATGGCCAACAGAAGAATGGTCAAAAGAATACGGCATACCAACACCTAATGAGCAATGGTTGCCTGAACTTGAACGCTTCGCCGCCCTTGTCGCCGCTGCCGAGCGTGAGCGACTCGCCGCAAAGTTTATGGAGATGCACAACGCTCAACAGCACAGGAACAACTATTTTGCTTTTGCCGCAAGAGTCATTCGGGAGGAAGCATGACCCGTGAAGAGGTGAAAGACCTTCTCAACGCAATCCCTCCAAATCTCACCGCTAATGAGTTCATCATGGCCGTGGTGAATGCCGCAGCAGAGTGGGAGCGCAGGGCTTGTGCAAAAGTGGTGGAGACTCATCCTGGCGATAAAGAGTCTCTGCTCCAGGCGGCGGCAAAGATAAGGAATCGAACATGACCCGCGACGACATCATCCGCATGGCGATGGAGGCTTGGTTGGACGTCTACGGGCTTGGTAAAGACCGTACTAAGTTTGCCGAGGCGCTTGAAAGATTCGCTGAACTGGTGACTGCACAAGAGCGTGATGCGTGCGCGAAAGTTTGCGAAGAACGATCTAAAGGATGGGACAACCCCCGTCCTGCACGCGATGAAGCCGAAGCAATGATGCGGTACGCCGCGAAACATGAGGCCCGTGCGCTCGGAGAAGCCATCAGAGCAAGGGGGCAGGAATGAGCTTCATTGATTGGGTGATCTTTTGCATCTTGTGTGTTCTTGCGGAGGCCAAATGAAAACAAAGCTCAATATCAAACTGCTTTCGATGGTCAGAAAGCATTGGAGCAATCCAGAACTCCCAAGAGAGGTGAATCGGGCCTACCAAAGAAAGTGGGTCAAGTCGCTTCGTCTTCTCGGGGACAACTGGGCGCTTGCAAAATACGAAGAGCGTCTTTCAAAGGTGAAGAAATGAAAATCCTTTGCTTCTTTGGACTCCACCGCAGAACCATGACCAATAACCGTATCCGCTGCACCAGGTGTGGCCGCTTCCTCAAGAAATGAAGAACGAAAAGGTATTAGAACTTCTCAAAGACGGGCCAATGACCAGCGCAGAAATCTCAGAAGCACTAGGCATTTGCGCTCACCATGCCTCCTCAATGATGCTCAGACTCATCAGAGAGAACAGAAAGCGCCCACAGCTTGTCCACATTAAGAGCTGGGTCACAGACCACAAGAACCAAAGAAGGTATCCTCGCGCACTCTACGAACTCGGGGCAGGCCCGAATGCTAGAAAGCCCAAGCCCGACCCAAACGCCAGAAAGCGTGAGTACGAGGCCCGAAAGAAATCAATCCTCAAGACCTCAAGTGTCTTTAACCTAGCCGTACCCCTGAAATGTTTACGCTCCCGAAATACACCTGGGACAAAGACCGCGAACTCTGCAAGCAATGCAAGCACTTGAGAGAAGAGCCGCGCAAGCACAGCCAGTACACCAGCATCTCAATGTCTTGCGTCAAGAATCCTTACAAAGCCAGTAAGGGGATCGGGTCTTGTATAGACAACCGCACCAGGGGGCCGTGCGGCCAAGATGGAAGGCTGTTCGAGGCTAACTCTCAGCCAAAAGATACAGCCCAACATTGCTGAAGGAATAGCCTGCGTACACCACGCACATAGGCCAATTCCCTTTCAGTCCCTGTTCTAGAGCGATCCAGGCGTAGATACAGCCTGTCAGGGCTATGAGCCAGCCACTCATTGCCGAGATGATCTGTCGGCTATCTTGCGCTGGATTGCTTTGGATTCTTCCTCAGATACGGGCCGAGAATGCTCGAATAGTGTGCCGTCCTCAAGCATCTTGTGGAGCTGGGCGATGAGTTCTTGCAGCTCTTCCTGGGTTCCGTCGAAGTCGTCAAAGCACCCAGGAGCGAACTCAAGTTTCAGCTTTTCGGTCATGGTCAATCGGCAAAAAGCCGCCCCCTGAAGTACGCCTTCCCGTCATCCCGGACTGCACAGAACTCTGGATGGAGCAAAGTTCCCCCCTTCCAGGTCAACACCGCGAATCCTGATTGCCAGTTTAGCCCAGGCTTGCCGAGTCTGTAATCGAATTCTTGCTGATCGTCGTCAGCCAGCATCCCGGTCTTGATGCCGTAATGTGTTCCCTTGAAGCCCTTGTGCGCTTTGCAGCCTAGCTCATGGGTGTGTCCGGTGACTGTATGACAGCCACCCTTCAACACATCATTCCACCCCGAGTGAATCCCGGCGTGCCAGTCATGGATGATGACCATATCCTCATTGACATCAATGCGATCAGAGTCCATCCATTTAGGCAAGTGATCTCTCAGGGTAAACCCCGCAACACCCTCATATTGAGGGGCCATAGAAGAAAGTCTCGACTCAAACCTAGCGCAATGGTTCCCATAGGTTCTGAATAGGTGTGTGCCGGGAATAACCGCCCGTTCGATGTCGCCAGTTCGCTCTATGACGGCATCGAGTTCCTGCTTGACGGTTGGGACTTGCTTCCACCTGATTCGAGGATGGCGGCTGATGCTACCCCCATCCAGAATGTCTCCATTGAGAACGACAGCCTTGACCTCTCTCCCCATTTCGGTGATGAGGTTGCACAGGGCTTTATGGGCGATGGGAACCACTCCGGGAGAGTAGTGGGCATCTGACCCAACTAAAACCACCCCGTCTTGGATTTCCAGACGGTTGACATCGCGCCTCGAGGACATGATCGCTCGCAGGGTCATTGGATCGTGCTTTATAGCCTTGGGGCTGCTTGCCACTAGAGCAATGCCATGCCGCTTTTCGATTGAGTCTCTGCGTAAATAAATTGCTCTCAGGCTAAGACCCAGCTGCTCACTCAAGCGAATAGGCGAGCCTCCAGAGGAGTGCCATGCCGCAATGAACTGCTCATCGCGCTTTTTACTAGGATGCCCCATCATGTTCCCTGAACAAGACCGACTCAAGAACGTTGATAACCCCATGTTCAGCAGCGTCCAACTGCTCTGGGGTAGCGCCACGGTCTTGTGCGATGGCGATCAACTCATGGAGGAAAACATGAAGCACCTCGTGGAGTGCTGTCTGGGATAAGGACTTATTGTTTATCGGCGTTGCACCGAAATCCCCTAAGCGGTAAGTCGCCAGCTTCGCATCGTCGTTGAACTCGACTGATGCCATTGCATCCTTGGCCTGTTTCTGGCCGCGCTCTATTCGCCATCGGTGCAGGCCCAGCAAGTCCTGCCAATGTTTAATAAATGCATCAAATTCAACGGCCTGACTTTGGCTCGGGATGTTTTGATGCTTCATAACTTCAAAGTAAAGTGGCTTCTGCTAGTCTTCGCCTTGTTAGACCAGGGAGAACTCTGCCAGCGGCCTTATTCCATTTGACGATCTCTTCTTTGGCCCCAGGCCAATCCTTCGCGTCAATACGCTTCTTGAAGGTTGAGATGCGGTAGTTTCCCAATCCGACGTTGTAAGAAAAACTTATGACAGCAGCAAGTCTGCCGGGAGGCTCCTTGATAAGCCCTGGAGATAGTTTGAGCACCCCAACACAGAAATGCAGAAGATGCTTTTCCAGCTCGGCCTGGGCCTTCTCAACAGTCCAGACCGTCCCTTTCTCAATGTCAGGCCCGGTACACCCCCATCCAATAGTCCAAGGGTCTCCATTCGTCCCAGGATCAGGATAGGCGGTGCAGTCCCCGTTTGGCAGGCGCTTGGCATAGCCCTCAAAGGGCTTGACCAAGACGTCGCCAGCCAGTTTGATGGCCTCAGTGGTCACTTCTGATACTTCTCGATACTGCGGCCAACGAACCAAAAAGTTAAGCACATATTGAGCATGGCGAAGTCGTCCTCATCCCATACACGAGTGATGACTTCAGACCAATGCCCACCAGACTGGAACGCCATGACGATCGCCGCGGCCTTGACCGCCGCATACATAAAGAACAGCGCCCAAGTAATCCCAGGACGCACCAAAGCAGAGACCGCTGCCACAAACCATCCCGCCTCTTTAGCGGTTGTGGCCTGCTCCTTAAAGGCTTCCTTGATGGCGTCGAGTTGGTTGACGCTGTAGTCAACATATCGCTCTTCCATCTTGAATTGACCACGCATCTTCTCCAAATCGGTTTGGAGGCTGAACATGGATAGCTCATGCTTGCGCTCGTTGCCCTTATCCAAGAACTTCAGAATTTCAGGAGCCAGACGAAACAGACCACCGAAGATAGAACCGAGCAACCCACCACTAAGAATTTCAAACATATCAGATCACCATCGCGTAAATCATGAGAGAGGTTCCAAGTCCACCGACCAGAACACTCACCCACAGGAGTTGAACCATTACTGCAAGAATCGCAGCAGATGAGAGAACAATGGAGAGCTGGAGCGCCATGCCAGCGTACGAGAACCAAGGACTCCGTGTCTTGGCGAGGTCACGCGCAGCCTCAGCAGCCCGAGCCTTCTCAGATATCTCCTCCATGTCGGCTCTTTGCTTTGCTTCCTTCTCCGAGGCTCCAGAGGTCTCATAGATCGTTGCCCTGACATTCTTGGCTTGATACCACGCCCAGTAGTTATTGGCTTGGATCGTGTTGTTCAGGACTTTGGAGGAGTTAGACCCACCAAACATCCCATTCACGGCCAGGATCAGAGCAAAGATAGAAATGGTGATCGCAGCCCATTGTTTGACATACGCCTCTCTTTCAGAGCGAGACATTGTGTTCGGCAGGACTCTCAAAATCCACACTCCTTAGAAGACTTGCAATGGCCCCATCCTAGATAAGCCATGTATGCCATAGCAAAAAGTGCTATAGCGATGATGACCGCCCCAATGACGGCCTCAATCATCTGAGCGATCTGCTTCTTGCGACGAGCAGCGGCTTCCTTTTCCCGCTTGGCCTCGAGCGCATCGTCGCGGTTCATCTGAGCCACTCGAATTTGGATGTTTTCCCAAACATCAGCATTTCCGGTGGTGAAGAACATCATCTTGAGTTCGTCTTCGAACTGCTTTTGCTGCATCAACTGGAGTTCGGCCTGGATGGCCGTCCCCATGTTGGAGCCGCCCTTCTTTTTAGCCTGGGCTACAGCTTTCGTTGCCTCGTGTTTGGCATCGAAATATTTACCAAGAAGAGGCCCAAGACTGCGAACATCGTCGACAGCCTTGGACGCCTTCTTGATTAGATTGACCGCTGACGATACAGCAGCTATGGCGGTGAGCGGATCGATCACAGCTTAAAGACCAACCCGAGAAGGAGAAGAATGATCGCTCCTGCGCCAGTAATCAGGATTTGCTCTAGCCTCTTGAGCCGAGCATTAATCCCTTCATATCTTTGAGCGCAAACCGCTTCATGAGTGCTCAGACGAGCTTCCACCTCGCTCACCATCATTCTTCCCCAATGATTGTTTAAGCATGGAAAGGAATGCCTCCTTCCCCACCCTCAATTGGTCTAGCTGGAACTGGCAAGAGTTCATCTTGCGATCCAGGTCGACACAATGCTCTAGAAGCATCTTCTCCTCTTGAGAGAAGGTCTCCAGGTCATATTCTTGTCCATCGATCGTCACTTGGGGGGCTTTGTTGTTTCCCATCGTGTTCTCCATTTACCGCTGTCAAGGGCCAGCGGTTTGCCCATTTACCAGGGCAGTCCCGACACCACAGGAGGGTTGGCCATGTCTTGCAGTTGCTTGTCCAGAGCAGCTTCCTTAGCAGCCATTCCGTCAGCACCCCAGCGATCCATTAGCCAGCCTTTAACGTCAGCCTCAGTCAGTTCAGCGAAAGGCTTGAAAGAGCCTTCCTCGGTGAACGACTCAGTGCCGTACTGAGAAGCAGTAAATTCACCAGATGTTTTGGTAACGCTCCAATGAACCACGGTCACGAATCCGTCTACGGACAAGCGATCCATTTGGTTGATGATGATGTTCATTTCAGTTTCCTTTCTTACTTGGCTTCAAGTTGCGCCACACGGGCGCGGAGGGATTGGATTTCTGCAATCAGCAGCGGCACAAGAGAAGCGTGATCCATCTGCTGATACTTTGGCGTGCCGTCTTCATTCACTTCGTCCTTCACGCCGCTGACCGCATAGGGCGCAACCTGTTGGGCCTCGTGCGCGATCATCATGGGACGCTCAATCGTCGCCCCGTGCATCTTGCCGCTGTAGACCTTCAGGGCGTCAATTTGTGCGCCCGGGTCGGTGACGGGGCCGATGATGTCCTTGGCGCGATAGTCAGAAGTGGTGTTGTACCGAGTCAAGCCGCCTGCGCGGTTGTAGTCGATGGAGCCGCGAGTTGTAAAAGACGCTTCTGTTCCGAATGTGACCCACAAGTTGTCGTTTGCCGTAGCGGTATTGTGCAGACCAAGTGTTTGATAGTTGTATGTTTGGTTTGTGATAATTGCGCCGTTTGCGTTTGAACCTGTTTGTTCAACTGTTAATTTTCCACCGGTGCTCGTCGTCCCAACCAACAAATCCCCCCCACTGGTGATGCGGGCGGCAAGTGTCGCTGCGCTGTTTACGTAGAAATCAAACCCTGCGCCGTTGCGGTTAACAAACTCGTATTGCGTTGAAGTGCCGGGGTTAAAATTAAACTGCGTACCTTGATGGACAATACTTCCACCTGCTACGATCATTCGCGCACCGGAGCTGATGCTCGTCGTCCCCACCAACAAATTCCCACTCGCATCCAGTGTCATCGCCTGCGTGAAACTGATGGCGTTGCCTGCTGTGCCGGAGGGGGCGATTTGCCAGCGATGTGTTCCATCAATCTGTTGATAAGCAGACACACCAACACCCGTAGTGCCGCCATACCTCCAAGAGCCAGACAACCAGTAGGCATTTTGAGTCAGGTTGATATCGGCTGTGCCGCGATAAGCAAGTCCGTGACCTACTGCACCAATCTCAAAAGCGCGTCCAGTCACAGCACTCGGCGTCACCCCCAGACCGAGGTTGCCGGAGGAGTCGATTCTGAGGCGCTCCGTTACTGAGCCGCCGCTGCTGGTGGTGTAAGCAGCAAGATATCCCGCAAAATTTCCAGATGTTGCGTTTTCTTTTAGGCCAGCAATTGCAGCGAATTTAAACGGATCAAACGGGGCGCCAAACCCAGTTACTCCACCAAGGGAAATTACTCCACCCTTGTCGGCAGCCAAACTGTCAGTAGAAAAAACATTTATCTGACCGTATCCCCCGGTCAATGTCGGTGTTGTCGCTGAAACTTGAAGTTTTGCTTGAGGCGAACTCGTCCCAATGCCCAACCCGGTAGAGGTCAGGCGCATTTGTTCGGCAAGACCTTCTTTGAATGCAAGGTACTTTCCACCAAAATAACTGATAGTTGTATTTCCATCGGCAGCGCCGCCGCTGATTACCCCGTTATCCCCAAAGAACGATTGGCTATCGCTCGCCAAGAAAACGCTTTTTGCGGTCAGCGTAGCCCCGTTAAAAATTAGCAGCGACCCCGTGGTCAGCACCTTTGACGCATTGAGGTAGGCCACTCCGTTGGCGGTTCCGCCTGAGAGGGTTGGATTGTTTACCAGCGATAGACCTGTAGAGGTCAGGCGCATGCCTTCGGCACCCGCCACATAAAAAAACTGCGCCCCTGCGCCCATGTAAAAGGACTCCGCTGCCGCAAGCGATGCACCATTGAAGATGCCGCTGTATGTGCTATCAGAGTAAGTCCGCAGTTTTGTTGTTCCGGCTCCAAAAACTCCTACACCGCTAACGGTAAAGTTCGTCCCATCAAACGTCAGCGCACTTCCCGTGGTCAGCGCACTCGTGGATGAGGCATAGACAACACCGTTTGCGGTGAAGGAAGTCAGGCCCGTGCCGCCGTTGGCAACAGGCAGAGTCCCCGTGATGTCTGCTGTGGAAATATCCAGCAAGTCCCAGGAAGTGTTCGTTCCATCAGTCTTGAGATACCGGCCAGCATTTGAGGTCTGGGAGGGCGCTAGAGCGTTAAAAGCGGCGTTGGCCGTGGTTTGACCCGTACCACCAGCAGAGATGCCCAGAGTCGCAAAGGAGAGCGTTCCAGAGCCGTTTGTTTGGAGTGCTTGACCGGACGATCCATCAGCACTCGGGAGCGTCCATTGGACGTTAGAAGCGATGGAAGCAGGAGCGATGAAGCCGACGTAATTCGTGCCGTTGTCGGTGTCCTCGTACAGCTTCAGATCGGCTCCAGAGGCCGAAGTACCCTTGGCCGCGAGCGTTCCAACCACGGTGATGTTGTCACCAGCAGCGCCGGACTGGAAGTCCTTGAGCTGGGCCATAAGCTCACGAATGGCATCGTTGACTAGGCTAGGGGCCATGCCCTCAGCTAGATTGATTCCATCAATGTCGGTGTTATCACCAGCGGTGGTTGAAAACTCTGAGATTTTTGCGCGTGGCATCTGATGCTCCTTGATCGTCGCAGTTTATTGCTGATTCTCTTCTTCGCGCTGACGAAGTTGATACAAGAGATTAAGCGTTCTGAAGTCTAGGGGAGGCAATTGCTGCCCGATAGCCGTGGCAGTTGGAGTAATCCTGAATTCTTCAGGCAATCTAGCCTCCAGGTCAAGCAGACCTCTTCCAACTTGTCCAGGCACTCCAGCAGCGCGGCCTGCATAGTAAGCAGATTCACCCACAAGCCTAGGCGAAGATGCCGCAGCAAGAGCGAGAGCCTCTGGAGTTCCTGCTACCTGGAATGCTCCCAACACACCCAATGGGCCTGTGGCTTGCTGAATGCCTCGAGGAATCGGGGAAGACAAAGCCTGACCAGCCAAGGCCGGGGCGAGCGCCCTTCCTCCTTGCTCTTCAAGCTCCTTCATCAGAGCCAGTCGCTGCCCGTAGTTGGTATTGACGTTGTTCCGCATGATTCCTTGCAGCTTACGAAGCGCAGTATCAGCGGAGGCTCGTTGACCAAGAGACAGAGACTTCTCGACCTCACGAATCAGATCAGAGGCTTCTGAATAAGCCTTCATCGTCTTATCGTAGGTCGGGGCTTGCTTGGAAATCTCACGCTTTGTGGCGTCGTAAACATTCCCAACCACAGCGCGAGCGTTCTTTTGCTCAAAAGGAATCTTGTCCAACTCTGCGCCGATTCTCTGCTTCAGCGCGTCTAGTCCTTCTGGCGTGTGGAACTCTGCCGGATCAAGAGCTTTCCACTCATCAACAATTGCTTTTACATCTTGCAACTTTGTATTTGCAAGCTCGTCCTTTACCTGTCCCTTGAAGGTGGTGCGCTCAAGTGCCTTGGTCACCGCATCATCAACACCAGCCAGATCAAGAATGGATTTATCACTCTTGATGGCCGTCATCGACTTGCGGTAATCGGCCTGGCGAACATCTGCGATTGTTTGCAGATTAGCCTTTGCAGCATTCAGCACATCTTGCATATCCGCTTGACCACGGATGTTTGTGCGGAACGCTTGTGCTGCCTCTCCACCTGTTTTACCGGCCTTGAATGCCTCTTGGACGGGTTGCATCCCAGCACCAGTGGTCATCCCCAAAATACCAGGGAGAGCGGTTCCAAGACCCGCAGATGTGGCCTTTACTGTTGCAGACAGCGGATCAACATAACTCGCCGTCTTTGAAAGCACATCAGCCGCAGCAGTAGTCGCCCGTCCAGCCGAGGGTGCAGCCCTGCCAACAGCAGTACCTGTAGCGCGTGTAAGTCCAGCGCCACCAGTAAGAACCGTTGACACATCAGCCAAGAATCCAGCCGGGTCTTTGGCGATGGTTTGCTTCAGGTTCTCAGTCCCACCATATCGGTCAGCGTAGAACTGGGCAACCTGTCGAGCCGCCGCCTGCGAGGCAGGATCAGGGCCAATCGCATCAACTACCGACTTGGGGAGAATGTTCTGAAGAGTCCCGGCAGCGACATCCAGGATAGCTTTGGTCGTTTGGACAGGGCTTGTCACCACTTGATAGATGTCCTGGGCCATCTGACCAAGAGAAGACGGAAGATTTCTGATTGCCTGAGTAGCGACCTGAGCGCCCGTCAAAGGCTTTTGCTCAGGAACTGCCTCCCGAAGCATCTGCAAGCCTTCGGTGGAAACATCCTTCAGCCGCCCCTCGCGAAGAGCGATCAAGTCGGCTGTTGAGAGTTTAGACAAATCCATATCAAATGCCTCCACCGCGAGACTTCAGCTCGTCATCAATCTCTTTTTGAGTAGGCATCCTCGGAGCTTGCGTCTGCTGTCCAACTATTTTCGCAGGCTGACCAAGCAAGATGGAACCCTTCAAACCCTGAGATTGGCCGAATTGGAGATATTCATCGCGCTTCGTGTTGTAGGAGGTTGCTGCGGCGTTATACAACTGCTCAGCAACATTCCTGAAGTCAGCACGCTGCTGCCCTGTCAGCTTGGTTCCATCAATGATCTTTTTAGCAACATCTGTGAACCGATCAAGAGCACCAGTTGCCTGCATCGCCAATAACAATTCAGACTCTCGAACCACCGATCCAGGATCAAGCAGCTTCATGAACTTGGTGGCAGCAGTCAAGTCGCCAGCCGGGGACTTCTCATTCAGGCCAGTTGTGATCTGCTGGAATGATGCACGCATTTCATCAAATGCTTTGTAAACAGGCTCGCTTTTAAATGCGCTAGCCAATTTCATTTCATTCTCAAGGCCCTTTTGTCCTTCACCGACATTAACTTGGGTTGCTCCTGCTCGCTTGCGTTCAATAATGTAGTTTTGAATTTGTGATCGCTGTTGTGTGGATAACTGGCTTACAGGAACATTGATACCAAGCACTTGCATGGCTTCAAGAACCTCTCCAGCAGGCTTTTCAGCCTTCCCGGCTCCAGTAGCAACAACTCGTGTCTGCCCTTCTGGAGTGATCTCCGTAAGCGTTTCCTCTGCGCCAAGTTTGATGCGCTCAGGGGCATTCAGCTTGCGGAAGGCTTCGATGGTCGGCAGAACCTTCCCTGCAACGCTCGGGGCTTGCGTCAGAAGCCGCTGAAGCGTGTTCATGTCGATCTGGGGTTGACCGACCCGCACGCCTTCGCCAACCCGCTGACCCATGATGTCTTCACCATAGATTTCTTGGGTTGCGCCAGGACGCAGAATCTGCGGCAAAAGGGCTTGCGCGGCCTGCTGCTCTGCTCGAGCCTGCTGACGCTCTGCCAGTTGCTCCTGAAGCATACGCTCACGGACTGCGCGGTCATACGCTCCGGCGTAAGCCTGCTGGCCAGCCATTACACCTTGTGCAAGAAGCTCACCCACACCGCGACGCTGAGGGCTAGGGCCAGCCCCAGCCAATAGGGATAGACCAACATTCAAGAGTCCTTGCTGTTGTGCCTGCTGTTGAAGGAGTCGGGCTTGATCCTCTCCAAGCAACTGAGGTGCGTAAGAAGGTTGATTCCCAAAAAGCCGTGCGAGTAGTTCGTCCATATTTACCTCACAGCAGAGAAATGATCGGATTGCGCTTTCTCTTCTGCTCTAAGAGTGAAGCAGGCTGCATCAAATTCACAGGTTGTCCACGGCGCATCTGCATCCCTACCGTGGTTTGCTGCTTCGGCCCCATAGAACCAATTGCTCGAGCAGCCTGGAGTCCTTGCATCATCGTCAGACCAGTCGCAGCCTTTCCGACACCAGGAGCGATCACAGCAGGGTTTACCCCAGGCATCAGACTGCCTCCAGCCAATTCGTAAGTGCCAGGCGGTACAAATCCTGGTGCGCCAGGAACAGGAACTCCTGCCATTGACTGAGTGGCGAAATTCCTCATCCCTTCAGCGGCGGCTTGTTCAATTCCCCCGGTAAGGAAGGGACTCGCGGTGTTTGCGGCAGTCGCAGCAGTTTGTGCCGCCTGCATTGCAGTTGCAGCCTCAGCAGCCGCAGCCGTTGCCGCAGCAGCCTCAGCCGCCGCCGCAGTAGCAGCAGCCGCCTCAGTAGCA